ACAGCCAGCGTGGCCACGAGGTTGCATGGGGAGAACGGCTTGAGGCTTTCGCCAGTGAACGTTACTCGCATGCCACCTGGGGGACGGCTAGCCGGAAAGCCATAAGCGAGGTAGTCGCCATTATCTCCCACCACTACTACCTCCTGGGCTTGAGGATAGAGCGGAGGCAAGAAGCCGGAGGCCACTGACTTCACCAGATAAACTTCATCGCCAGCAAGGTGGCTGTCCGTGTTCGTGTCCGTCCCTCGACGCCCTCGTGCAATCCCAGAGAGGTCGATCACCTTCGAGTTGACCACAGTCACCGTGCGGAACGCGATGTACTCCCAGCGGCCTTGCTTGCCGACAACGAGGAGGTTCTCGTTGTTGTAGAACTCTTCGGCCGTTGCAGTGGCAAAGTCAGCTGAGGTGGCCGACTTGCAGATGATACGAAGGGTCGTGTCCTCATCAGTCATGAACGGCGTTGTGGTGGCAGGAAGAGCAGACTGGAGTGTGCCATAGGGCAGGTCGTTGGTGACCACCTGCAATGGGTTGACAGTTTCTGTTCCAGTCTTGTAGGACAAAGAAGCCTGCTGCCAGTTAGGCTGGCCATAAGTCCGGACGCCATTGAACACGGTGAAGTAACCAGCGGTGCTGCCGAGCGCCGGATCGATCAATGGCCCATCGATAATAACTGGTACACCATCACCAAAGCCGGTGATCGTTTGTTCTTGCCGAGCTGGAGGATCGTAGGAGACCAGCGGCACGTCGTCTCGGAAGGAATAGTTCTGCCCTGTTACTGAAATGGTGTAGTCACCGTTGAAGGTAACTTCATCCAGCCGCACGATATAGTTATAGGTTCCAATGGTGATGGAAGCGATGTCGGAAGGCTCAACGCGCATGAACTGCTGAGGCAGCTGAAACTCTTGAGTAATCTGGGTTATGGGAGTGACGATTGACGTCTTGGTTATGCGGTTGTAGGCTTCTGCTCCGGACATGACGAACGGAACGTCATACTCAGTCGTGTTGAAAAGCCCAGAAGCGTCGGCCCCATTGTCTGGTGAGAATGCTTGTGTCGAGGGCGAATAGTCTGCGTCCAGGTTGTAGAAGTTTATTGCAGCCGCTTGCGGCCGGTTGGGCGCAGGGAAGGTAGTGAGCAGCGCCGAGTTTTCTCCCACTCGGCCGCTCTGCACCGCCATCATGTTATCAACGTCGAGGTTGATGGAAGCCGTCGGCGTCGCTTCACCACCATTAAGTGTGGTGTCATCCCAGCTCATAAAGAGAACAGTGTCCGAAATTGCAATGCTGTTTCCAGCCGTGCCTCCAATACGAGCTGTAGCAGTCAGAGTGCTTTCAGAAAGCTGTGATGCAACCACCTCAGTGTGCGCGCTGGTGATGCTGAAATATTCCGTCCCGTCGGTGCCGCTCTTGTTTATTCCCTTCATCAGGTTCGTGAGCGACACCCTGTAATCGGTCGGGTCAATTTGAATGTCGTAAGGAGCAGCAGGAGTTGTTTTGAAAGTATATGTGAACGCGCCAATGGCCACTGTGTTGCCGTCGGCCGGTTGGTCGGTCGCCGTTAGGACAGCGCTAGCTTTCACTGGAGCACGGTTGTTCTTTACAAAGCGCAACTTCCCAGCGCTCATGAACCAGATGAAGCCGTAGATTTCTCCCAAGTCGTTGAACAGCTTTGCCATGCTCATCGGCGCGAAGACCATTGTGCCGATAACTTGGTCTCTCAAATTACTGTCAATGACTAAGTCTGCTGCCTCGAAGCCAGCTTGAACAGCCAGCCACTGCAAGTAGGTGCTCAGCGCCCCAACTTCACCCGTAATTTCTGTTCCAAGCTCGATCCAACGCATGTTGTCGAGGCTGGTTGCAGTAAGGCCATGACCGAAGTTGGTTTTGGTCAGGTCATCCCATGTATCCTGGCCGTCCCCAAGCGAAAGGCCGGGGAATGGCAGAGTGGTGACACTTCCGTCTGCAATTGAAATGAGGTAATTGTCCGAATACAGCAGGGTGCCGTTTATGGTGTTGCTGAACTTCAGTCCATCAGAGCTTGGGAGAGAAAGGGACGCAGTGGTGTCCACCTCGTAGATTGTAGTGCTGGCATGTGGGAAATAGCCCTTCCAGCCTGGAGCAACCGAGTAGTTGGGGTTTTGGTCGTAAGTGATATCTATGCGAGCAACCTTATCGGCTTCAGCCGTGAGGGCTTGGTATACAAGGATCAACACATTGCGATCAGTCGTCACCAGAGCTGAACATTGCATCCCAGCGTCCGGCGCGGAATATATCTCTTCAACCCCAACGATCTCGCCAATGTTGTATCCACCGGCGCTATGTACCTTTACATAGATGATCGAGACCTTAGAGCCATGAGCAGCCACAAAGGCTGCATCTTGGTAAGACGGCGCAGAGCTTTCCAATGCCACATCAACGAGCGGCAATGCCTGGCACGTATTGAACACTTCAGGCATATCACGAATTGCAGTCAGCGGAAGAGTTGGGGACCACGTCTGTCCGTTGTTGGAAGGCGTCAACACAAAGGCTGTGGCAGGGTAGCCAGTGCCGCATATAACGGGTCCGATAGTACCGTTACTCAAGCAGTGGCCGATACCACCAATAAACATTTCCGGAATGTCTACTATAGCCTTCCCAGTTACCTGGGCGTCGTTTCCATCCTCGTCGTAGAAGCCCAGGTTGAAGTTGTTGCCATACGGCGAAGGGTAGAGCTGCCCTGTTGAAACATCGCATGCCGCGATTGGGTACGGCGTTCCGCCGGAAGAGTTACGCAAGTGAGCGTAGATAATGTTGTTGGTGGTGTCCCAATCAGTGAAGTTATGAGAATCACCAAACTGGTCGCTGGCGTGCAGCTTGATTAGCGGAACAACCTGAATGGCTGCTTTAGCGTCTACATCATATATTTGAATGTTGGCTTCTGGAGACACGACAGCGATTTGGCGCTTGTTCCAGTCCGACATGCAAATTTCATTTGCATAAGGAAACGAGGTGGACTCCGACATCAGCTCGAAGTCATGCGCCGAGTTGTCGAGGTTGGTGCCATCCGCAAGTTCAACATCGATCTTCGGGAAGCTGCTTTTGATATTAGGCTTCCTGAACTCAGTGCTCCAGCTGCCATGGTCGAATGGGATGGTCGTGGTCTGGGAAATGCTTCCAACAGGCAATCCCGAAATAACAAGGTAGATCATTCCGCGATAAGCGGGAGCCAAATTACCAACGTCCGCTCGAATTTCAGCGTCAGGCAATTGGTCTTCCGTGCCAGCATAAAACCGAAACGCTAGGTCACCACGGAAGGCTCGGCCCTCCGGGTCATCATCAGATGGCCTAAACGTTGGGTTGTAAGTCTGCGAAGAAGGATCGTAATAAATCGGCTGAACGTTGGTTCCATTGGCGTAGACCAATGTTCCATCAAGCCATATGCGCCTCACCTTCGGAGGATCGTATTCCCCTTCCGGAGCGAGGTTTTGGCCAAGAGCATAAGCAACACTGCGAAACGCAGTAATTTGTTCCTGTTGAATAACAGGGTTGTAATGGCGTGTGAAGTCGTTGAACCAAGTATCTTGGTAACGCCAGCCAGCAAACTCCCCACCACTCATGGCGGAGGAGGTTACTTTTTCGGTGAGAGGGCCGGTCCATATTGGTTGGCCTGTTATCCTTCGCATGCCTTGCGATTTGGGAATGTGTGATCCCCAAATCGAGGTGTAGTTTTGCAAGCTCAACGTGGTGGGCCGATCTTCAAAGATCGGCATGCCACCCATGGGAGCCGGAGGATTTATAGCTGCCATGGCCCTTATCCCTTGATAGTCAGCATGCCATTCGGGACGTGCGGCTCGCCACGAAAGTTGACAACGTTGTTGAATTTCGTCAAGCAGGTTTGCAGCTGCTTATCGCACCCAAGGTAAATATACCCAGTGTCACCCACCGTTATGGCATTGAGCGGAGGGGAAAGAAGATATACGCTCGTGATGCTCGGGTCTCCGGCTTGAACCGTCGACGATGTCCCAGCATTCGCTCCAGTGAGCCAATCCACTCGGCCTAAAACCCAGTAGTCAGCTGCCTGGACAAATTCAGCAGCGACCACTTGAGCACCTGAAGCCGCTGTAACAGAGAAGCCCACCCTCTGGGCAATGATGTCAAACTTGCACCTAGTGTCTCCTAGGTTAGCGCGGCAAGTCGCGCTGTACCTCTCCAGGCTTATGACGTTTTCATTTCCAAGAGCCGCGTCCGGAATAATCTCTATGCTGGCAACGTGCTGGTCGCTTAGCACCACCTGCCCAAAGACGCCTTCGAACAAGTCGAGGCCGCCCCATTCCGGGTGCATGTAGTCGATCACTGAGATTGTTGCACGAGCGCCAATGTACAAGCCCAGGCGGATATCCCCTTCAGCAAAGGCGTCCGCATCCGTGCAAATTGTCATGTTCACGCTTTGCTGATTGGCAGCAGAGCGACTAGTGAAGATGGCTGAAGAAGTGAAGGAAATGTCCGAGCGGTAAGTGTTGGTTTCGAACACCACATCTGACACAGCATCAGTGAAGAACAGCTCGGTGCCGTCTGTCCTGATGACATACCAAAGCCTTGCCAGAGAGGTTGCCTCAGAGGCAAGAGCAATGATCAGCTGAGGTGAGGCAGACCTCATTCCCGCACCTCAATGATCGGCAGGGAGCCAATGGCAGCGGCTTGCGGCGTAGCGATCTGAAGTGAAAACTTATCAACGTTGAAGCGAACTGGAACGTCGAACTCACACGTAACAGCGACCACCACACCAATGCCTGGAGCAACAGCGAACGTTAAAACGCCAAGAGGATTGATGGTGCAAGCGGTTGCCACTCCATCAAGATAAGCAACGATGGTATCCTCAACCGGCCGGGTTATCCTCCGGACATATGGGTTCGGGCCATCGCTCTCGTAGGTCTTGATGATATCAAACTGTTGGATTACACCATCGCCGGTGCCTATGGTTTCTAACGTTAGCCGATAGTCTCCCCAGTCCTTGAAGCGGAAGGAGTGGGCCTGCCCTCGACGCGCATAGAAGAACTGACGGACCTCATCGAAGTCAGCGTAGTCTTGAATGCCGTAAGACAACTCCCAATCAGCACGAGCTTCTTCCCAGTTAATGTTCCTCTGTTCATGGCCTGAAACCATGGCGTTGACCGTGGTGTAGAACGAAGGTCCGCCGGAAGCGCCTTGCTCCACCTGTTCAGGCAAACGTGTGTCATGAAAGGCCATTAGATTTGCCCCAATTTGCTCTTCAGCGTCAGCAGGTTCTGAGTCTGCGAGCGCCGGAAGCTGTCAGCGTCTGGTGTCACCACCTTCATGTTCACGACAATCGTTTTCCCATTGGGATGCATTTCCTGCGACCGTGATCGCTGTGAGGGCGTTTCTACCGTCACTCGCTCGCCAGGAGTGGCGTAGAACTGCACGAGCTGGCTGTCCGTGCCGCCGGAGCCACCCACATCGAACGCCCCTCCCTGGGCGAAGGCCGGCATACCTCCACCAAAAGTCGGAACTCCAGCGCTCTTTTGGAACTTGGCAATAGCTTCCTTCTGCTGAGCAGCGTTGCTGATGGCCCCTCCGAACCAATCTGCCAGCCAGTCTGGAACGTCACGTGCTCCCATGTTCGCAAGCCCAGCCAGCTCCAGCGCAGGGTTGACGTACATTGTAGAGCTGAAGCTGTTGCCACGGCCGCCAAAGGAGATACCTCCTCCACCAAAGTCGTCGCTGCTGCTTCCGCTGGAAGAGGAGGAACGGGTAGCAGAAGCCGTGCTGGAAAGAGTGTCACCGGTCGACTCTGCGTGGTTCTTCACAGCGTTGAAGTTCGCTCCGGAGCGGAGCGCCCACTCGTCACTGGCCTTGATCATTTCACCAAAGGCGTTTCGAGACACGAGCGCCAGCTCCTTCATAGCTTCCTGCTCGGCCCTCACGTCTTCAGCGTATGCCTTGGCAGCTTCGGAGGCTCGCTGGTGAGCTGCAACCATTTGATCGTACGCGCCAGTGAAGACCGGAATGAGTGAAGCGTTCACTCGGCCCATCTGGGTGAGGTTTTCAACAGAGCCAGACAACGTGTTGACTGACTTGGTGGCCCTCTCGGTAGAGCCAGCGAGACTTCCAGCATCGTCTCCACCTAGAAGCTCTGCAAGCGTCTTGGTGTGCTCTCCTGTTTCATCCAGCTTTGCAGTGGCCTCTGTCATGCTGCCCACCAATGAGTCCTTGAACAGGATGAATGGTGTTGCCAAATCTGCAAATGCTTGTTTGGTTTGATCAGATATGGGGATGATCAAAGACAAGACGTTGATGAAGGCTCTTACCGCTTGAATGGCAAGAAGGAAGACGCCTTGAATGATGAAGCCGACTGCTCTGAACGCTGGGCCAAGAACCGTTGACACCACGTTGTAGACTGCCAACAAGGAATTTCGTAGAAAGTCCCATGTGCCAATCATTGCGCCGAGCAAGCTGATGCTGCCGTCTGAAGTCAGTCGGATAGCATCACCGAACTGGAAGATCAGCGCGATGGACGTTGTGATAGCAACAATGAGGAAGCCCAGAGGGTTTGCGGCAATAGCGACAGTCAGGGACGTAACAGCTCTAGTGATGAGGCCAATGGCTGCTGGGAAGGCTACGAGGATGGCATAGTAGCTGAGCCAAGCGGTAGCAGTCACTCGAACTACAGTGGCGATGGTGTTGAGGTTGTTGGCGAGGAACAACACGATGCTGGCAAGCGCATTCGTTGCGCCGCTGGCCTCGTTCAACTGGCCAACGTAGGACGTCACCGCGTTACGCAGCACAACGATGGAGCTTTCGAACGATAGGCGTATGGTGCTGCCTACCTGGACGGCCGTCTCTGAAGTTTTGTTGAATGCCTCAATGAACTCCTTTGCTGCCAGAGGTGACTTCTGGCTGAACGAAGTGAGCGCAGAAATTGGCTCATTGAGGCCCCTAGCAACAGCTTGCCCAAGGGCAGGGAATTGCTGGAGCAGCTGCCTGAACTGGCGTCCCTCTACCTGCCCTGTGGCCAAGGCTCGCTGGAACACGTCGAGCGCTCGTGCTGCATCCTGCGAGCTGCCTCCGGAAATTCGCACAGCGTTGTCGACGCCAAGAATGGTCTGCAGAAGGTCTTCTTGGCTTATGTTGAGGCCCTTGGTCGATGTGGACAGCTTCTGAAACGAGTCAACGTTCTTCTCAAACGAGCTGCCTGTCTGCTGGGAAATTTCCAGCAGACGCTCTTCGAAGCCATGCAGCTCTTGCATGTTCGCGCTGACGGTAGAAAGCTGGTCGGAGACCTTTTCGTAGGCATTGGAATATTCTATCAGCTGCTCGGTGCTCAATGCCAGACCAACGAGCGTCAGCACCTCCTTCAACAGGTTACCTGCTTCCGCAAAGTGCTCTGTGTGCTTGGCGGCCTCTTCCGTGGCCTCACCATGCTTCTTGGTCTCTTCAGTGTTTTGACCCACTGCCTGACTAAGTTGGTCGGTGCCGTTCCGAAACGCTTCAGTGCGAGCCTGCATCTCCTCTAGGGAAATGCCAGCACGGTCAGCAGCTGCTTGTTGCTGTTGTAGGAGTGACTGGCTGGCTGATATGGCGTCGTTCATCAGAGTGACACCATTAGTAGAGGCCGCTGCCGCTTGAGCCATGCTTTCAATCGGAGCAGTAACTGCGGCCGAGGTATCCTTCAGGAAGGTAAGAGAAGAGTTGGCTGAGTCAACCTTCTTCGCAGCCTCATCAGCGGCCTGTCCAAGGTCGTTGATCTTTTGAGCTGCTTGGTCAGTGCCGCTCTCGGTGACGACAATGTCAACATTCTCAGCCATCTTTCAGCACCTTCATGTTCTTAACGTGAGCAACTCCAGCCTCCACAGCTGCTTCAATAAAGCCTGCAGGAGCCTGAGCCGAGCTGCCTTCGTTAAGGTATTGAATATACGGCAAGCTATTCGAGATATAAATGACTGAGACATCTGTGCTGTCCAGGAACTCCCTGGCCTGTCTCAGTGCAGCTTCAGCGTTTTGGCCAGCCGTCTCGCCCTTCTTGCCTGGAACGTAGGCTTCTATCGCGGCGGTGGAAGGGCCGGTGCCGACCACCCAATTCGAGCGAGCACGGCCAGTGTCCACTGGTGTCTCAGTTACCAGGATTTGATCAATGGCAAGAACGGTCTCTTTCAGGCCGGTCTTAACGTTGACTGGGATTACCTTTGAGAGGCGCTCCAGCTTGTTTGCTAGGTCTTTGAGACTCCCCACTGGCGCTCTTCCCTTTCAACCATTGAACATACACCACGTCCATCTTGCTGATCAAGAAATGCATGTCGTGGGCGTCGGCCCAATCCAGTCTGAGAGCATCAGCGTACGACTGAACAGCTGTCCAGGGAATACGGCCGTTCTGAAGTCGGCAGGTGCACAAAGCCCAGAAGGCGTCCACGTAAAGCTGCAACCCATCGTTTACCTCTGGAGGAGGCTCCAGGAGCTTCGGTGGGATTGCGCGGCCGGAGCGGACAGCCTGCAGGAGCACTCGGTCACGGACCTGTGCCTTGTCCAGCGTGTGGACAAGGCACTCAGTCAGTTTTTTGCAGCAGCATCCAGGTTGTTCTTGGTGAAGTTGCTCATCTTGTGAGCTTCGGCTTGGAGGGCCAAGAACAAGTTGGGCAGCTGAGAGAGCAGCTTGCGCGCGGCTTCCTTCGAGAAGGGCAGATCCTTACCGTCACGGTCGGTAACGTTCTTCCAATCGAGCAACAACGTGTCCACGAAGATGCCCTGGGCCAGCTCATCGGCCGCCTTCTTGGGCAGGCTGTCCATTGCCGACTGGAACGGCTTGAGCCGCTTGTTGGCCGTCTTCATGAAGTTCTCGTTGGCACCACCAGCACGAGCCAGCTTGAACTTCGCCGCGCCGATTTCGATCCAGGTGCCGGAGACTTCTGCATCCGCCATGGTCTCAAAGAGGTCCCAGACGGATGCACTGTTCTTCGTTTCTGACATATTCGCCTTTCTATGCCGCCAGATCAGGAATGTAATCCCAATACTGGACCAGCAGCGTGTGGTTCAGGTTCGTGTCCAGCTTCGAGCCGGAGGCAGCTGCAGAGGTGAGCGGCAATTGGATGGCTTCATCCTGCTTCACGTCTGCACCTTCGGTGGCGAGCGTAACGAGCGGCAAGTCCAGCGTGATGCCCTTGTTCGCTTGCGCGAATGTTAGGTCCAGCGTGACGTCCGCATTTTCCCGCACCGTCTGAATTGCCTCCACCGTGGCGAAGTAGGCAGTCATTTTCGCATCGACCTCGAACTGTCCCGCCGAGTTGTCGAAGGCTCCGAGAACTGAGATTGCCTTGTTGGCCTTCACGTTGTTGTTGATCGTGAGGGACATGTCCAAGAGATAGGCAAATAGGTCCGCCGGATTTGCTGACGCAGAGTCGATGGCGTTCAGCGACAACCGAGCGACGTGCGAGGTCGTGTTGAATGCGTCGCTGTCGAGCAGCGTCGGCCTCGTACCATCCTTCAAGCCTTCCGCCGCCGTGCGGGTTTCCTGGTCGCGCGCCATGAAGTTGAGTTTCATGGTGACCTTGTCAGCCGTCTTCAGGCTGATGTCCAGCTGGTCGGCCACGCAGCCGGTGATGTACTCGGCCTGCTGGTCGGTCGACGCATCGTCCGGAGCGCCCAGGGTCCGCTCAAACTGAATGGTCTGGCGAACGATATCGGTGCCCACTTCGTTCTTGATCACTCGGCCAAAGAAGATACGAACGGTCTTGCCGGTGCCGCTGTCCACCACCATGGCCAGGGTGGACTTGTCGAAGGTGAACGACGTGTTGTCCTGATAGCGGATACGCTTCAGGCCGTTGTTCTGGGCATTGGCAAAGGACTGGTTGGTACCGTCGTCTCCGAT